TGCAAAGTACAAAGGTAAATTTTTGGATTTTGCTCTGTAATTTTGATATTTAACCTTTGATTTTTGAATTTCGATGATGACTGAATTCAATCCATCCCATCTGAACCGCATGGACACCCAGCGCCTCGCCGCTTACCGTTCTAACCTTGATTTCTACCAGGGGGCTCACTGGCCCACCACGTCACGCCACCGCCAGCTCGTCTTTAATTACGCTAAGGTCTCAATCGACAAGGTCACCAGCTTCCTCACACAGGGACTCGGCGTTGCCTGCTATCCCGCAGCCGACGTTGCCAGCGATAGCGAAGCAATCAAGGCCAGGGCCCGCAGGACCGAGCAGCTACTCAGCAAGGTATATGGAGAAAACAACCTTCAGCAGCTCGATTACGAGACCGAGATTGATGCCGCCGTCCTGGGGGACGGCTGCTATAAGGTGATATGGGATACCGACGAGAAGCGTATCCGGATCACCGCCCCCGATGTCTCAGGCATCTATGCCTGGTGGCTCGGTGATGACACCTCCAGGGTGTGGAGAGTGGCTTCGCAATATAGGCTGAGCTGGGAAGAAGTGGAGATGCTCTATGGGGAGCGGAGGCAATTGGTCGGGGACAAGCCCCGACCCTACAAGAATAGTAGTGGCGGGGTTCATCCCCGCCTCATCCCCAAGAAACAGGCCACCATAACCGAAGTCTGGACCGACAAGACATTCGACCTCTTCCTGGACAATGACCTCATGGAGTCCAAGCCCAATCCCTACGGCTTTATCCCGTTTGTCATCTTTCCCAACCTCAGAGAGCCCAAGAAGTTTTGGGGCAGCTCCGATATTCCGTCCCTGGTCCAGCCCCAGCGGGAGCTCAACCGGGCCCTATCCCAGCTATCCCGCATCCTGGAGCTGTCGGGAAATCCTATCGCCGTCCTGGAAAACATCGCTTCGGCTGAGGACATCAAGGTCCAGCCCGGGGCCCTGTGGACCATACCGGAGGACGCTAAGGCTTATCTCCTGGACTTACTGCAAGGCGGAGGCGTCAGGCTCCATGTCGACTATATCGACGTGCTATACCGGGCCTTACACGATATCTCGGAGACGCCCCGGGCCGCCTGGGGAGGCATCGAGAAGGAGCTCTCAGGAACAGCGTTACAAATAGAGCTGGGCTCTCTCACGCAGAAAGTCATCAGGAAGCGGACCATAAGGATCAATGCCTACCATCAGCGAAACGCCATGATTCTAAAGCTGGCGGAAATGTTTATGAACGAAAACTTCGAGCAAATAAACCACCGGGTAGTCTGGGGGCCGATATTGCCCCAGGACATAGCCCGCCAGGCTCAGAACGAGCAGTTACTTGTCCAGGCCGGCGTCCACTCGCGAAGAACAGCTATGGATGAACTGGGGATCCAGGACCCCGATGAGGAGTTCACCAGGTGGTTAGAGGAGAGGAAGAAAATCCTGGAAATGAACAGGGAGTTCAGGGCACAGTCCACACGTGGCGGGACGAGAGAGAGAGCGACAGCCGCGGAGATGGAAGCGCCTGACTAATAACTCACCCCTTGTCATTGCGAGGCGAAGCCGAAGCAATCTCAAGAGGAATAGGAGAAATATATGGAAAACGAAAACGAGGAAATCAAAGAGACACAGGAAACCCCGGAGACTCCGGAGGCCCCGGAGAATTCCAACGAGGTTTCCACCCCCGAGGACCTGGAGGCGATCAAGGCCCAGCTCGCGGAGGAGAAGGAGGCTAAGACCGCCGCTGAGGCAAGCCTGGCCGAAAAGGACGCCCGCATCGCCGAGCTGGAGGCCTCGCTAAGCGAAGCGCAGCAGGGAAGCGAAGCGGCTGCCGCCGAGCTCGTCCAGGTCAAGGAAGCCCACGCCCAGGCTGTGGCCAAATACCTCGATGCCGTCAGGCTTGCCAATCCCATCGTTCCCCAGGACATCATCACCGGCGACACCATCGAGGACATAGACGCTTCGCTGGAGAAGGCTACTACCATCGCCGGCGCCGTCAAGGCCAGCCTCGAAGCTCAGGCCAGGGAGGCCAAGGTCCCCGCGGGGGCGCCCACCAGGGGCGAGATATCCGTCGAGGGGCTTTCTCCCCGTGAGAAAATCGCCGCTGGAATCCAACAAGGAAGTCAAGGATAAAAATGCAAAACGTAAAAATGCAGGGCAAAAATCAAAAATTTTTCATTTTGCTTTGTGATTTTGGTCTTTTATCTTTGATTTTTAATTTTGAACAGGAGGAAATATGAGCATAGCTTTAACAGAAGCAAGCAAGCTCTCGACCGATATCCTGCTTAAAGGAATCATCGAGACCATAGTCAAGGACAGCCCCATCTTACAGGAGCTGCCCTTCATCCAGATCGTGGGCAATAGCCTGAAGTACAACCGGGAGAAGACTTTACCCACCGTGGCCTGGTACGACCCCGTCACCGATACCTGGACCACATCAGAGCCGGCTTTCGAGCAGTGTTCCGCCAGCCTCTGTATACTCGGCGGAGACGCCGACGTCGACAACTTCCTCAAGGCCACCCGCTCCAATATCCAGGACCTCGAGGCAGCCGTCATCGAGCAGAAGGCCAAGGCCTTGAGGAACGAGTTCGAGAACACGTTCCTGAACGGGGATTCGGGCGTCAACTCCAAGCAGCCCGACGGCCTGTATAAGACCATGAAGGGCACAGCCTGGGAGGCCAGTACCGCCTATTCCCTGGGGGACGTCGTTGTCCCCACCGCCGGCCTCGAGAACGGCTTCCGGTACGAGTGCACCACCGCCGGCACGTCGGACGCTTCCCAGCCTACCTGGCCCACCACCGAAGGTGAGACCGTCACCGACGGCACCGCTGTCTGGACCTGCCGGTTCGGCAATCACCTCGGCTCAGGAGCCAACGGCGCCACCCTGTCCCTCACCAGCATCGACAAGCTTATCGACCTGGTCCGGGGCGGCAAGCCCGACCTGCTCTTAATGAGCCGCCGGTCCCGCAGGAAGATCGCAGCGCTGGCCAGGGCCGCCGGCAGCAACCTGCAGGTCGGCCAGGGCAAGCTCGGCGAGTTCGTCGAGCTCTATAACGGCATTCCCGTGGCCGTCTCCGACTGGGTTAAGGATAACTACACCGTGGGCACATCCGGCGACTGCTCGGCCATCTTCGCCTTCCAGATGGGAGAGGGCGCCGTCTGCGGCCTGACCAGCCCCGAGATGATTCAGGTCGAGCGTCTCGGCTCCCTGGAGACCAAGGACGCCTCCCGGACCAGGGTCAAGTGGTATGTCTCCCTGGCCAACTTTTCCATCGTCAAGGCCGCCATGCTCACAGGAGTGAGAGATTAATGACAAATTCGCTTGTCAGGGCTAGTGACCAGGTCCTGGCAGGTTATTCTTATTCTTACCTCCTTTCTCATAGAGGGGGGGAGCTCACCTCCCTCCCTCCCCCTCTTAGGATAAGAGGGGACAGGGGAGTTATGAAATGAACTTGACCGAAATGAGAGCCCGGGTCCGTGAGGACCTCCAGGACACCGACAGCCAGAACTACCGTTGGACGGACGACGAGGTCGACGGCGTCATCGAGAGAGTTGTCCTGGAGTACTCCCTCAATGCTCCCATCGAGCAGCAGGACGATATCGCCACCACCGGCGGCGACACCGAGCTCGATATCTCTTCTTTGACAGGACTGCTCGAAGTCGAGTCCGTGGAGTTTCCCATCGGCTACAAGCCCAAGTACTTCCAGAGGACCGAGTACTGGGCCGGCCACCTTTACATGGAGGACGAGGGCAACGGCAACGACGCCCGGGTAAGATGGCTCAAGAAGCACACCCTCACCGCCGAGTCCACCACCATCCCGGCGGAGCACGAAGAGATTATAGTCCTCGGCGCGACAGGCTACTTAGCCATGTCAGCCTCGGCCTACACAGTAGATAGGGCCAGCATTGCCGGGCGCCACGCCACCATAAACTTTAAGGCCTGGGGCAAGGAGCGCCTGGATCGCTACGACAAGAAGCTCAAAGCCATCTCCCGCAGCAGCCGTATCATCATCAGGGAACTCTACAGTGAAGATTAAAATGCAAAAGGCAAAAATACAGGGTAAAAATCAAAAAGCTTTACATTTTAATCTGTCATTTTGATTTTTAACTTTTGAGGTTTGATTTATGCTAGAAATCGGCATCCTTAAAAACTTCGACAGCGGGACCTACAAGGCCGGCATCCAGCTCGCCGGCTCCCTCACCACCTACTTTGACGGCGTCAGCGTGGCCAGGAATATCCCGTCATCAGCAATGGCCATCGGCAACTATGTCATTCTGGCCATCCCCGGAGGCAACCCCAAAGACGCCTGCGTCATCGCCACCTGGCACCAGGGCAGCCCCGGCGGAGGTGCTGGCTCATTCCTCGATTTATCCGATACTCCCTCCAGCTATGAAGGCCAGTCCGGTAAGGTTCCTAAAGTCAATATTGCTGAAACGGCCTTAGAGTTCGCTGCCAGGGGGTGGGAGCTTTTAGCCGAGCATGTCTTCGGCTCGCCGGCCATTTCTCATACAATCAATAGTCTCGATGGCAACAGCGATGTCGTTTATCTTCTAAACTGCCTCTGGGTTTATAACGACACAGGGGGTACTGCAATAAGCCTTTACCCTAATGGTGATACCAATACAGATAATTATAGGCGGCAAATGCTACAAGCCTACGGAGCAAATGTTGCAGGACAGTGGAGCGACTCCATTGCTGGCTTTTATGTAGGTTATCTCAGTGTGGGCAGTACTATTAGCTGGGTTCCCGGAATGTTCTTATACGCTAAAAGTGGAACTCGAAGAGCTATACAAGGCTTTCGACACACCGACTACATAACCTCTCTAAGTGCAGGAGTCTGGCACTCTTTTCTAGGTGTATGGACGAATACAGCAGACAACATTACAAGCCTTCTTTTTCAAGCAAACCAAAGCAACGGTATAGGAGCTGGCTCAAGAATACAGTTGTTTAGGGAGGCACGATGAATACTTCATTCAACATGATATGAGACGGAGGTAACATGAGCAAAGTAAAGGAAGCACTCAGAAAGGAAAAGACCAAGGAGGGACTCCCTAAAGAGGCCTTCGCCATCGTCGAAGACCCCCAGGACCCCGAGACCTGGAAGCTCCCCCATCACACCAAGGCCATCTTCCGGGCTCTCCAGGGCCGTCTCGATATCGAGAAGACAGTGGACTGGGACCGCATGCCGGCAGCCGTCGCCGCCTTAAGCCGCGGCGGATATCGGGGGGAGCGAGTCCAGGCCTCAGAGGAGGACATTATCCGGGCCGCCCGTCACCTGGCTGCCCATTATCGGCATGCCGATAAGTCCGTCCCCGACACCCTGGGCGCCTTGATTTAACAGCTCAGGAACGAAGGCTCTGAGCCTAAGTGGTAAAAACAAAAACAGGGGCTTTCTCGGGCCTCTCAGAGCCTGTTTGGCTAAGGAGGAAACATGCCGGAGGAACAGAACAAAGCTAATCCCGACCTTGTGACCGTTTTCTGTAACTTTTTCCGGGCAGCTACCAGGCCCGCCGTCACCATCATCTTTGCCGCCGTCATCGCCCAGGTCGTCGTCGACGGAATCGACGCCCCCCAGTGGTTCCTCGGCCTGGCCGGGACCTGCATCCTTTGGTGGTTCGGAGACAGGACGGTGCAGCACATCAAGGAGAAGAAGGAGCAATAAATGGGCTTCCTGAAAGGCATCAACCCTTCTGCTTTCATGGACACCTACCAGGAGTGGCACGCCTTCGTCATCGGCTTCTGTGAAGTCCTTTGTCCCTTGCCGGCTAGGCACCAGCTCTCCGGCCAACTCTTAAAGGAGCTAGAGGCCGACCACCATTACTACGTCTTCGGCCGCGCCATCGGCGTCACCGCCTGGCTCATCATCGCCAAAATCGTACAGGAGGCCTTCTGGTAAAACCAAAAATTAAAATGCAAAAAGCAAAAACACACGGCAAAAATCAAAAGTTTTCCATTTTGAACTGTCATTTTGACTTTTTATCTTTGATGTTTGAATTATGAGAACTTTAAGCTCCACCTTACTAGCCACCCAGAAGAAGGCCCACCACCTCCCCTACTTCGAGGCCAAAGTCTATAACTACGAGGCGGGCATAAAGAGGCTGTCCTGGACCAGGCTTTACCAGGGCAGCGAGCCCGACAACCACCATGGTATCGCCTTCGACGGCCAGGGCAGCATGCACCGCATTCGTAGTGGAGGGTCTAGTACCCTCCTCCGTCAGAAAATCACCGGTCCCGGCCCGAGCTCCGACTACTCCCAGTGGATAAACATCGCCACCGACTGCGCGGGTCCCTGTGCTATCGCCGCTTATGGCGCCAGGGTCTATATCTTTTACAGGACCACCGGCAACGTCCTCTGGAAGTATTACTCCCATGACTACGGCCAGTCCTGGGATGACGCCCAGCTCGTAAGCTACGCCGACGTCCTCTCCCTGGCCGCTTGCTGGTGGGGTACCGGCGACATCGCCGTCTGCTTCGCCCTTAAGTCCAATGAGCTTAACGGCATCGTCCTTGATGCCTCCGACCAGACAACAAGCCAGCACATCAAGGAGTTTCACGGCGCCGCCACCCATATATTCCTGGATACCTACGGCATTGGCGCCACCTTCAACGCCTCCACCCCCGCCATCGAACTCGTCCTGGCTGCCAAAGAGTCCGACTCGCCCTACAATCACTATGACCTCTGGCGCACCCAGTTCTCCAATACCTATAATTTTTCCGCCCTGGAGAGCTTCCTTATGTCCCCGGGAGGAGAGGATATCACCTACGAGTACCCGGACTGCCATCTCCCGGCCGGCGCCCAGGACTACGAGACCAATCGAATCGTGGCTGTGGAGAAGTTCACAGGTACAACCGCCTACACCCGCCCCCTGGCCTGCCACATGGTAAAGGGAACATACTGGACCGATACCACCTTCACCGAGCCCAAGCCCTTCCTGGATATCAGCTCGAATTATGGCTTACGGCTACAGAGCACTGCCGGCTACTGGTGGCTGGAGAAGCCCGACGGAGTCTGGAGAGCCCCCCGCCCCGCCGATTCGCCCCTCGACATCACCAAGGACATCGTCGCTCTGTCATTGCAAAATGTCATTGCGAGCCCCGATTTATCGGGGCGTGGTAATCTCGTACTAGAACTCGAAAACTCCAAGGGCCAGTATGCCAGCCCAGGGGAGGGGGAGCTCGCTTCGCTTCGCTTCCGCAGCGAAATCGTCCTCGGGCTCGGCTACAAGACTACTGCGGGAAACGAGACCTCCGAGGCCGGCACTTACTGGATAGATTCCTGGGAGTACTCCTCAAAACCCAACATGTCCCGCTTCGTCCTCACCTGCCTGGACGGCTGGGGGCTTATGGACCGCTGGGCCGCCCGCTACCAGATGAGATGGAATAAGGACGAAGTAAATCCCAGGAGCGTCTGGCAAATCCTCTATCAAATCCTGGCCAGAGTGGGCATTAAATTAACCAACACCCCG